TTAATTCAGTCTAATGGAGGCCTTAACCATTGCAATGGCCCTAATTTTTGAAAAATGCACATCCTTTGGAGAGTGATGTCTATTTTGTGAGACTAAGGTTATAAAATCATTTCCCTGCTCTGATTTATGAATAAATTTCACTGACACAAACTCTTCTCCCGAAACCTCCACACTTATTAAGTACATTTCTCCCCAAAATATTTCGTCAATATCATTACTAACTATTTTGTAAGCCACCATATCTCCACTTTTAAGTAGTGGATACATGCTATCTCCTTTAACGAAAATTGCTCCATCACATTTAGGTAGGTTAGGGATTTTGATTGTATCTATTATGTTCTGCCTAGATGGAGAATCAAAAAGGTGAACTAACCCCGCAGTAGCTTCTAGATTATATAAAGGAATAACCTGGTCGTCCACATTCTCCTTATCAAATAATTGCGTAACCTCAACATCTCGCTCTTTTTTTATCATTGGCCCCTCTCCTGTAACAAGCCAGTTCAAATCAATGTCATCAAACTTGTTTGATATATCTAAAAGAATGTCCATGCTGGGCTTTTTTTCAGGGTCTTTTAATCTATTGAGCTTTTGGGAAGACCCATACTCCAAACCATTTAAAGAGAAGTCTCTAAGGTTTTTATACCCTTTATATTTAGACACTTCCATTAATCTATCAAAGAAGGTTGAAAAAATCATTGATGTTGTTTTGTAAAATCAAACTTGTTTTATATAATTGCAATACACTAATGCGTTTCGCATTGGGAATTAACAAATAAAAAAAATATTTACATTTTTCACTAACTCAAATTTCTTATGGTCTCACCAAAACGAATAATTTCGCCTCCTGCTCACAAACAAATCATTAGAAAGGAGCTAAAAATTAGTATGCAATCAGTAGACTTTGCATTAAGGTATGTAACCAATTCTCAGATATCTCACAAAGTAAGGCAAAGGGCTAAGGAGCTCTTAGAACAAGAGGCTAAAGAAGTCGTCATTGATTTAAATAATCAGGATGAGGAGCAATTGGATGATTAAAGCCTATTTGATTAGATGGGTAATTTAAAATGAGGTAATTACTACCACAATAATTAAATAGATGCCACATGAATGGAATGAATTATTGGTTGTCTTCATTGATGAAATTGTACCGGATTTCTGGAATAATTATGAACATTTAAAGCGAGAACTCCACCGCTACAAAGACAAAAAGTACGGTATCAAAAGAGCCCGGAGAGCATGCAGAGGACATCAGGCACTTATTCTTTTTGACTCCCTGCCAGAGGACGTCCGGAAAGCTTTAGGAGATCCGAGAAAAAGATTTGATCATCCCCTGGAGCAATATTATGAAGAAACTGAAGCCAATTATCGCTTTTATGAAGAATTCAAAAGGCCGGGTTTTGGGAATCTGGGACAGGAAGAAAAGGAACGTTACCGGGTGAATGCTGCCATGTGTGAGGCATTAATCGCACTGGATACCTGGAGACGGAAGGAGTATAAAACGCTCAAGAAGTCCACCAGAGGTTTAAATCAAGTTTTATTATCTGACGCAATGAGTTTTCAGGAAGTATTAAAAGAGAAGCACCACACCTCGCACACCTTACCATCAAGCTGGAGAGGGTTAAATGAGAAAATGCGTGCTTATGAGGAGAAAGGCCCCGTTGCATTAATAAAAGATGCTGAAGGTAATTCCCTTTCAAACGCAAGGAAAGTGGATGGCGCCTCTTCTATGATACTTGAAGCGCTCTTTGCCGGAGTGGATTACAAACCGGATGCCACTGAGGTAAGAAGACAGTTTGATACTTTTTTGGATGGTTATCTGGAGGTGGTTAATCCCGAAACAGGAGAATTATTTTCGCCAAAAGGGATGAAAGCTTTAAGTGATTCGGCTGTTCGCAGTTTCTTACGTTCATGGGATTCCAGTATTGGTACATTAGCCAAACGGCAGGGAGATCGCCAGAAATTGATTCAGCGATTTGATCCTTATCATTCTTTGCAACGCCCGGAGTTTGCAGGCTCATTAATCTCAATAGACGACCGCCAACCGCCTTTCTATTATGCGAAAGGGAAAAGGGCGTGGTTTTACCTGGGCATTGACTTAGCCTCTGAAGCATTCACCACCTGGGTCTCCGGAAAAAGTAAGGAAGGATTGATTCTGGAGTTTTACAGGCAAATGGTTCGTAATTATGCACAGTGGGGCATGCAAATACCGCATGGTTTGGAGTGTGAAAGTTCACTAAACAGCAGTTATCGTAAAAGCTTTTTAGCCAATGGAGCCATGTTCGGAGATGTCCGGATAGAAGCCAATAAAGCAAGAGCCAAACGGATTGAAGCTTATTTCAGACCCTTGCGTTACGGATTGGAAAAGAAACGGCATGGCTGGGTCGCGCGGCCTACCGCAGTTGCAGAAGCTAATCAAACCCAATACGGGCAGGGTAAGGAGGTGATACTCCCCTATGAGGAAATAATTGAAGGTTGTCTTCGTGACGTTGTCACCTGGAACAATACCTTACATTCTGATCAGGAGATGTATCCGGGAAAAACCCGCTGGGAAGTTTTCGTTGAAAACCAAAACCCCGGATTGAGTCAGACCCCTTATAAGTCGTTTTTACCTCATTTGGGTTACCACTCCAAAACTTCCTGTAATGCGGGTATCGTGAAACTGCAATACAGCGAATGGCTTTTGGGCAATGACGGAAAGATTGCTACTGGTGAAGAGTTGATTGAACTTATGCGCCGGGTTGAAGGCAAAGAACTGGATGTTTATTGGCTCAATGATAACGATGGTAAAGTGCTGAAGGCTATTGTTTATACAGATCGGTATATATGCGAATTGTTGCCTAAACCTGTTTATCAGCGTGCGGTGATTGAGCAAACCGATAAAGACAAGGAAAAGCAAAGTCTGATGTCTGCTTATGCGATGACCATTGCCGGATATCAGAAGCGCAGACGTAATGAGATTCAGGATGTGGTGGTCATCGATAATACACCGAAGCACAAACCACGGATTGAATTTACCATTGATGGCGTAAGTCAATATCAGGCTCCTGAGGAAGATGCACAGGAGATGCCTGATTTAGCCGATGAACTGGATATTGAGACATTGGATGAACGTCCGTCACAAGGCAGACGCTCATTAGATCAACGTTTTTAACAAACTATTATGAAAAACATTCAAATTACGGATGAGTACCGCAAAAAAGTACTTGCCGCCATACTGGAAGACCGGGAGCGGTTTGACGGTACGGATACTGATTATGCAAGGCGAATCGGTGTAAACAATTCAGTTTTCTCTTCGCTGAAAAAGGGGGAGATAGAAGGTAAACTGGCTTCGGAGAAATGGCTGAGTATTGGCAAGATACTGGATGTACACCTCGGGCAAAGAAACTGGAAGGCAGTGAGGACAGAGGTTTTTGAGCAGATTCAGGAAGATGTGGATTACTGCCAGCTCCATAGTCGTTCGATGCTTTTTGTGGATGATTGTGCCATTGGGAAGACTTTTGCGGCAAAATACCTTTCACGTAGTCGAAGAAACTGTTTCTACATGGACGCATCGCAGTGCAAGCGAAAGATTTCCTTTATCCGGACGATGGCAAGGACGCTCGGACTGGAGAGCACCGGACGGGTGGATGATGTGAAACAGACGGTGAAGTATTACTTATCCTCTTATCTGGGTGGCATGGAAGATAAGCCGCTTATTATCATTGATGAAGCGGGAGATCTGGAGTATTCGGCTTTTCTGGAGCTGAAGGAACTGTGGAACGCTACTGAGCACCGCTGCGGTTGGTACATGATCGGGGCAGATGGCCTCCGCAGGAAAATTACCAGGGGGATTGATGCAGAGAAGGTGGGCTTTCGGGAGATCTTTTCCCGCTTTGGCAACTCTTACAGTAAGGCAGTGCCAGTGGGTAAGGAAGCGCAGCAGGCATTTTACAAAAAGTTGATCGCTGATGTTGTTAAGGCGAATGCAACGGATAAAAAAGTAGTGAATGAGATCGTTAGAAGATGTCTTTCACATAATGACAACCGTGGTGGTCTGAGACGAGCAGAAGACCTTTTGATATTGTTGGATCAAAAGGATGTGCAAGGCCATGAAAATCAAAGCGCTGTTTGATGAAGCAGAAAAACTGAAACGTTTTCAGTTTAATGATGCCAAATGGGATGAGGTATTAGGCCAGCCCGGACGTGATGGGTTATGGTTAATACAGGGCCCGGAGAAGCATGGGAAAACCACTTTCTGTTTGGAGTTAGCCAAGTTTTTAAGTGGCTATGTTCAGCAAGTGTTATTTGTGAACTATGAAACGGGCGTAATTGAAACCTCTTTTGTAGATAGTTTATTGCGGGTTGGGATTCAACCAAAGGCAAAGGTGGGAAAGAATATTTTTTGGGAGGAATTTTTAGAATGGGATCACCTTATTAAAGCCATTTCCAATCCGGCAGAATCAAAAAGCCAAAAACCGGCACCTGCAAATATTGTCTTCATTGATAATATTACTTATGCAAGGCATGTTTTAAAAGAAGGCTGGATTGAAGCTTTACCGAAACAACATAAAAACACCCTCTTCATTTATGTGGCGCATGAGGAAGGCGGGGAAGTTGTGGGGGCTGAAGCAAAAGCAGCCAGGCGACTGGCAAAGATAATATTTCGGGTAGATGCTCATACCGCCTATGCTGGTGGCCGATGCCCGGGAGGAAATGTTTCTTTTACCGACAGGGCTCCTGCTCTGCACGGACATGAAAGAACTAAAGGAACGGCAATACATGCCTGATATTTTTTAAGTGAGCTGATCTCATTCACTTCAATAAATTGGGATCTATTATTTAGTATATCCAAAACGTTTTCAAAAATGGCAAACGTTAAGACTGATTTGCACCAGGCGATCAACGATGAGGTGCAAAAAAACAGCGGGATGAATGACCATGATTACTTTTTTTTAATCGTGGACAGTGGAGTGGCTTTCGTTGATTTTTTCCTGACTGGTTGTAATGCCGATGTAAATCATTGGACACAATCTCAGATTATTGCTCAGAAAGACTTCTGGCAAATGTTTATAGAAGAATGGGATCTGATGATTCAATCCTTCTATACCTCTCAATCAGGGTCTGTTTACCCTTACATTCAGCAATGGATGCAGTGTAATTGTGACCTGATTGTCCGTTTAGATTGTCTACTTATTCAATGGGAGGAGGGTCATGCAGTACAGTAAATTTTATCTTTTACTTACCGAGCTCCAGGTGGATGAGCCGGAGGTTACCAAAGAGCAGGTGATTGCTGAGACTATTTGTCGCTATGTAAATAGCTTAACAGAGCTTTCAAAAGAGGAATATTATGCGGTAATGGAACACCTTAAAGCCTCTGTTAAAAGGTATCGTGCATCAAAGAATCAAATGCGCCGGAAGCTTTGGCAGATCTTCAAAGCAAGGGCGTCTCAAGATCCTGCGGAAGCTTCAAGAGATTGGTTTGAGAAGAATGCCAAATATCCGATGACCAATGATGCACCTCGTAAGGTCTACGCCAAATTTGTTTCTGTAGCGGAAAGAATGTAAAGCACCCTAAAACTCTAAATTATGACTTCTAAAGCCATTATACAGCGCGAAATCAAAAAGTATAACCTCTGCGCTGCCATGTGCAAATCTGAGGAGAACCGAATGTTCTACCTCGAAAAAGTAAGCCTATTTCAACAAGTTTTAAACGATCTAAAAAGCAAATAACATGGATATTTCAAATTTATCACCGGAACAAAAAGCAGCTCTGTTAGAAGATCTTCAAAGAGAGCAGAAAGAACAAAAAGCGGCCATTCAGGAAGAGCGCGTCATTTATAAGGACACTGTAAAAGAACAGGTCGGGCATACCATTGACGGCTTACAGGATTTAAGTGAGGTGCTTTCCAGAGCCAAAGCAGAAGTTTTCAATGCTTTCAGTGCCCTGATCTCCCTCAAAAAGGATTTGTTTGGCTATAAGGAAGGCCAACAAAGTCACACTTTTACTGATGATCTTGGTCGTTCCATTGAAATTGGGTACAGAACCATTGACGGCTGGGATGATACGCAGGAGGCAGGTATTGCCAAGGTTAATCAGTTTATAGAATCATTGGCTACCAATGAGGAGACCGCCAAGCTGGTGAAAATGATTCAGAACCTTTTGAAAAAGGATGCAAAAGGAAATTTAAAGGCTTCCAGGGTACTGGAGCTGAAGCAGCTGGCAGAAGAGCATGACAACCCTGTGTTTTCCGAAGGGGTGGAAATTCTGGTAGAGAGCTATAAGCCCGTGCGCTCAGCTTATTTCGTGGAAGCCCGAATGAAAAATCAATTGGGTAAATCCGTTACCATTCCTCTGTCCATTACGGCAGTGCCCTTTCCGGAGGGCATGGAAGTAGAAGTGAATTTTTAATCCATTCCACTAAGGGGGTGCCTTCGGGCATTCCCAAAATTTGATGATATGAAAAACATGAATATTCAGGAAAGAATTCTTAATCAGATTAAAATTGAGCGGCAAAAGCAGGACGCCAAATGGGGAGAGCAAAATCACTTACCAATGGAGTGGATTACAATATTAATGGAGGAAATTGGAGAAGTGTCCAAAGAAGCTTGTGATCATCATTTCAGAAATGGTTTTGGGGAAGATCCAATATTGGATGAAAATTTTAGTCTTGTTCAGGAGCAGAGACTAATCAGATATCGACAAGAGCTGATACAAGTTGCAGCAGTTGCTGTATCAATGATAGAATGTTTAGACCGTGGATTTCCGGTCAGTATTGCAATAAATGATGAATAGCTATGGTAACAATGGAACAAATCTCCTTTGAGATCAAAAACCTTGAAAGTGACATCAAAGCTGTGGATCGACATATAAGAGCTACGGCTGGGCATCTGAAGGAAATGCGCCAAAGGAAGCAACGATTTGAAGCTCGGATGGACAAATTATTAAGGAAACTCAAATCACTGACCCAATGCTAGTAAAAGGTTTAGTATTCATTTGCTTTATCATGGTTCTGGTTTGGGCCATGGATAATACCAACACTCCAAATTTAATGCGATGAAAATATTTAGATTTTATAAAAACCAGTCAGGTCAAATGACTATTGGTGAAGTCCAGGTTGTTCCTGGTAACAGAAGAATTAGTTGTGCAAATCAACTATCAGAGGCACGTAAAACTAATCAGGAACATGTGGTAAAAGTTAATCAATATTTGGCTTATGTGGTAGCTGAGTCTACTTATGCAGCCGTTCACCTTTTTGACCAAAGCGGACATGAAGCCTGATCATTTATTCCACTACCTACTGGTAATTGTATCCGTGAGCTACAATGCCTTTGCAGCAGGAAACTATGCCGCGAAAATGATTCCCTCATTTTACGCCTATATATGCGCAATCTTACTAAGTACTCTGGCCCACTATTATTTAATTGAAGGGATTAAGCACTGGAAAAAAATGGGCACAGCAAATGAAAATTTATTGTGTGCGGTTGTTCTATGTGGTTGTTGCGTATTCGCTGACCTGAATGGGGTGAGTGTTCTCGCTTTTAAAAAGGAAGTTAGTCCGATAGAATATCAATTTCAAAAGCAAATCACCTCTCTGGAAAATGCCTACAACACGACTCTTACGGAGGCTTCCAGCGCCAGAACCATCAAATTAAGATCGGATCTTTTACTCCTGGCAAAACAGCAGGGAAAGGAACTGGAGCTTAAAAGAGCGGAAAGGGATCAGGCATTATTGAATGCCTCGGCCATTGCTAACCAATCAAAAAAAGCATTTCGAATATTCTCCATTTTGCTTTTCATTCTTTCAGGGGCAGTGGCTTCTTTATTAGCACCTGTGCTTTCTCCTATGGCCAAAAGAGTAAGGGAATTATGGATGAAAGGGAAGCGCAAAAAGCAGGAATTAGCCAAAGAACTAGGGGTTAATCATTCTTCTTTAAATCGCTTGATGCAGGAAGCAGAACTGATATGAGCAAAGAAAAGCCGGATTTAGGTGAGATTGTAATCCACCCCAATCAGCTTCATCTCTTTGACTGGATGCACAATGAATTTGTAAACCGAAAACTTTTAAAAAATGGAAGTTCAAAAAGTAAAGGAGCTCCTGAGAAACCCAAACGCAAAACGGGCAGACCTTAAAGCAGCTCTGGCAGATGCGTACCATTTAGATCTGCATGCCTTGAAGGCAGCAAAGGAAATGGAAAGCCGGATTTTTAATCAATGTAAGGGGTATTTCTCCCAGCAGTATCAAAATCATACACAAGTACCCCTGGCGTGGTCTGCTAAAGATGCCGGAGCCCTAAAGGATATCATGAAAAAGCTCAATCAATTAACGGAGGGTAGGACTCCGGTGGTGGAAGCTTTTCAGTACCTGATTATTAACCTTCCGGACTGGTACAAGAGTCATGGCTTTAGCCTGCCCGTCATTAATGGGAAATTTAATGAGCTGATTGCAGAAATCAAGACAAACCGAAATGGAGCTTCAAAAAGCAACGTCTCAGACGATTACAAAGCAAGGGTACTTAAAGACCTTGTCTCCTAAACAAGTGGCCCAGGAGTGCCGGTTGGTTCGTAGAATTGAGCAGGTTATTGAGTTAAATCACCCTCCGGTGGGACAGTTACGCAGGGAGCTGGGAGAAACACAACTGCTGGCACTGATCAAAATACACCTGATTGACTTTAATGAGTTGCTGGATCTTCGCAAGCCTTTGGGGGAGCGGCAGATTGATAAGATTGCAGAGGTGCTGCTGGAGCAGTTTCCCAGCCTTTCTTTTGCGGATATTCACTTTGTTTTTAATCAGGTCATGCTGGGCGCTTACGGTGAGCTGTATGAATCCCTGAACATTTCTAAAGTCATGAGTTGGTTCAAAGTGTATTTTGATGAGCGTACTGAAGTATTCGGGGAACGCTCACGGCTCCAGGCAGATAGTCATAAAAGCCCGGGAATCCATAGAGAAGTATTGGAAATTAAAGAGTTGGAAGACTTTTATAAACGGGTAAGGAATGAAACTTAGTATCCTGATTCATATATGTTGGATTTACCCGCTCATCTGCTTTTTATGGGCGGTTTACGATAAACTTAAAAACCGAAAAAATGGCAAAAGTTCAAGTAATCAGAAAAGGAGTAGACAATTTTAAAGTCGAGCAATCAATTCAAACTTGCGAACTCTTTATTCGCGATCTAACCGATCATGATGGAAGCGTTTGCTTAGTGCTAAAAGGAAAGCGAGAAGAAGCTCGAGTCTGGCTTAGTGAAACTGAGCAGCAAAAGATCAATTTAACAAATAAGTAAATCCTAACCCTTCTTTTTTTAAAGAAGGGTTTTTTATTACATTGCAAATCAATTCGATAACTAGCTGATAATTGTTGCGTTATAATAACAAATACTAAAATATGAGACTTCTGTTTTTAATACTTTTCGGACTTGTAGCCCATTTTTCTTTTGCCCAGGAGCTTAATGATGATGCGAAAGAAATTAAAGAGTTTGACCCTGTTGAGTATCAACGAATCTACACTGCGTCTTTGAGGTTAGCAGGAAACGATCATCAAAATTTCATCAAGCTAATTAATGGCTTTTGTAGTTCTTTCATTTATACAGTCGATATTTGTGAAAAAGAGGGGGCTGAAAGCAAACCGTGCTGGATAGTATTTCAATTAACAGAAGACCCTACTTACACAAAAGAAATCGAAGGCCATGTATATTATGATTGGATCGCGATGGCAAAAGAAGCGCAAATTAGAATACAGGCAATCAAGAACACAAAGTAGATTTATACTCCCTTTTAAATACCCAATCCCTGCCATTTGGTAGGGATTTTTTGTTAAAAAATGGTTATATTCGAATTGTCATTCCACCATTCCTTTTTTGTAATATGAGATATTCGCAGAACCGCAATAAGCTGTTGTTGATTATTGACATTCAGGAAATCTTCCTGGAGGAAAAAGAAAAGAGTCGCGGAGGCTTTTCGAATAGATTCATCTATAATGAAAAGATTTACCCAGTGTATCGGATTGCAGAGAACACATTTTATGAGTACCTCCGGACTCCAGCAAAAAAGCTTTTAAAAAAATTAGATGAAACACCAGCTCAGATGAATCTTTTCTAAGCTAGACTTACAGTATCAGGCGACCATTCTACACGTCCGTAGAAAGTTAAAGGAACCTCGTAATCGGTTCCTTTTTTTTGTGCGTGTTCTCGGGCCAGCATTATGCCAAAGATCCCTTCAACGTCATTTTCTACTAGCCTGGACTTAATGATTTCAATCACGTTGGTTTGCTCCCGTAGGGCCAGTAGCTGCTCCTTTGGAGTGCCTTTACCCTCTGACCTTAGATAAGGCGAAAACTTAACATTAACCGTAAATCGGATATCAGCTTGGGTGCTGCCTTTTGGTAGTTGCTCATGATTAAGTGGATCAAAACTTACCAGAGCGGCGGGAAAAATATTTGGATCTTCACCTCCTTTCATATCGATGAATTTCAGTGCGGGAATTTCACTTAGCGCTTCGGCTATATTAAGGTACAGAGCTATCATTTTTAAAGGTCTTTAAATCGTTTTTCAATTTTTGCTATAATCTTCGCATTCAATAGGTCAGACTGCTTGATAAAAGGTCGGGCAGGCATTTTAAAGGGAGCTGATTTCCTTCCGGATGTTCCTCCTTCATTGTGTACCTGTGCATATTCTTTATCGGAAATAATTTCAACGCCCTGGGCGGTTTTTTTATAGTCCGGCGACCGTCCAAGATCTCCTGTTTCACCCGTCAGGATCTTTCTCTTCGCTGCGGCTCCATCGCCACTTCCCTGGCGTCTGCCTACTTCTTTCCACCTGTTATCATTTTTAGATTTGTCTGAAAAACCTTCATTTTGAAATGATCCTTTAGCGTGCTCCACTGCTAACATGCCGATATCGTCTTTGACCTCGTCTTGCAAATAATGATGTAGCTTTGTGATTTTATCGATGAATTCTTTCATTTACGAACTGATATTCTTATAATTACATCTCTAATAAAGCGATTAACACTGCGACTCTTTGATTGCATATCACTGTAGCGACGGGTGTTAGTCGCTTTTTTTATTGCAATGATTCTACCACAGAGTAAATCTGACGCTCTCCATTGGCCAGCTCTCGAAGTACCAGGAATGAGTCCCGCTCATTCACCGTAATTTTGTAATAGTGATATTGGCGGATCAATGGATTAGCCTTTGTATTCGGGTCGGTTCTGATAAATTCAGCATTCTCCAGCACCTCCTCCAGGGTAAATAAAATCCGGTTCTTTAGGGCATAATCCCGGTGAGGTTGGTTTAAAATCTCTTTTATACCGGAGGTATGTAAAACAGCCGGACTTCCACCCAACTGATAGGTACTTTTCAGCTCACTTTTCGCCCATTCCAACAAAAGTTTACGCTCCAGTCGCATTGCGGCGGTTGGTGCGCTCTTTTTCACCTTTCGCGGTGCACTGGCCTGATAGGGATGATCATCCCCAAATACTTTACGACTAATGCACGGATTCTCTTTAAGTCCGGCTTGTGGCCTGATTTCCACTTCTGGAGCATCTGTTACCGGATCATCAGTCAGAGCCCAATCGCATTTACAGTTGTAGCGATTACCCGGAAAATTTGTCGCCCAGAAAGGATCTGACTGAGGTAATACCGTATGCCAGTATCCTTTATGTATTGCATCAGGAATAGCCGCTCTGGAGGGAATCCACTTGATGTTTCGTCCTGGGGTCTGCTGAAACTTATTCCATTGCACTGCTGTGCGGGCTCGCGCCACAGTGGTATTATATTCAGTTCGCAACCATTGTTGATTATAATTACCAATGATTTGCTTTGAGTCGCGCTTAAAGGCTGCAAAGCTCTTCAGCTTTCCATCATCTCCAACGACAATCTTTTTTAGCTCTGTGTACTGTTGGTGTGTTTTGAAGGCGGCAAACACGGCATTGCTTTGCTGCAAAGCTTCCTTAATGCCCCATTCGGAGTCGATATAGGAGATTGCTCCCACTCCCTCTTCCACTGCCTTATTCAGCTCGGTATAGGCAATTCGCCACAAATTTGGCTCAATGGTGCCATTGAAGTTATCAGCGTAGATATTGACCAGTGCCTTATCAACTAAGTCCTGAATATCAAAAAGGGGCTCATCGGCCAGTTCCAGCTCACAGCAATGACCGTACTGGTGTTTTAGTTGCTCCCCGACCGTTTCATGATCGGGGAAAATCCGAAAAAAAGGATTTCAGTTTCAACCAAAAAGACTGCTCCTCCTGGCTTAATTTTACCTCTTCTTTCTTCTCCTCTTTTTTTGCTGGCTTTGGCTTATGATTTTCTTTGGGCTTGGGGTCGCCCCCTTCTTTCTCCAGCTCCTTTTGCTTCTTTTTGGGACGTGGTCGGTTGTATGTTTCATACCAATAGTCGTCATCTAGTGGGGCTTTCTCGCTGAATTTTTCGTCAAATTCAAATCGTTCCTTTGGCGTCATCCCGTCCTGCTCTTCATAGCCAAAACGCCCACCCGCGACGGCATAGCCAAACTTCTCCAGTATAGGAATGAACTTTTCATTCAGGAGGCGAAGCATGAAGCGACGGTCAGCCTTAGCCACTTCTTTTTCACTACTTGCGTGCACCTCTCCCTTGTAATTACCGCCTTGGGCGTCCGTGGTCATGGTGTTCAAAAGGATCGCTTTGGAGTTTTGCTCATCACAGAACTTTGCCAGATTGCTGTATAAGTCAGAGGAGCCGGATTTATGCGTGGTTTCATGCAGCTTAAACTCTGAATTCCGTGGACGTACAACATATGAAGCGGCTGATTGCTCCTTGGCAATTGCTTCTAACTGCGGCCTTGCGGTCGGGTCATCATAAATGTATTCACGGAAAGGAGCGCCAAAGACCTGGGCAAATACTGACCAATCCGAAACATTACCCTTTTTATAAATCACCGCCAACGCGGCTTTTGAAAGTAGCCCTAAATCATCCGGCTTCCCTGCTTCCAAACAATACATGTTGTATGGTGCCTCCCGGTACTGCTCCCCGGAATCATCATATTGATGCTTCATGACAATTCCCTTTCGCGGATTGACATGCTTTCTTGGGATGAGCTTATAGTCAAGTGTTTTCCCCTCAATTGAATCAAACCAAATCAACGAATGACCATAAAAGCGACAATCAATCAAATCCTTCATCATTTCCTCGAAATTCTCGGTATTGATCAAATCATTGATGATTTCCACTTCCTTGCCGGACTTGTCAAAAAATTTCAGTGGGATATTGGTCACAAACATTTGGCGCTTTTCGATTAAAGCGGTAAGGTGCAGATCCAATACGACTTCCTCATACAAATCATAAAGTAGTGTTCGTCTGGGGTTATCCGCACTTTCAGCCGCTTTAATGGCACTACGCCATTCGGGGATACCCTTATAGCTCCTGTCTATATTGGAAATGGTGAAATTATTCACCTCAATTTTGTGCGTTTTTTTGTTGTCTTTTTTATTGATTCGCTTAGCCATATTAGTATCTGTTGTTTAATCCACCTGCAAAAAAATCAGCTTGTTTGTCCGGTTCTGCCTTCTCTGACCATAGTGGTAGATCCAGCTTTAAAAGCCCTTCTCGGATCTCTTTAAGTGCTTCCTTTGCCCACTTATAGCGGTCAACAATATCCTGTTTAATCTTCTCGGTAACCGAAAAAATATGATATAAGGAAACATCTATGCAGAGTCCTTTAATGATGCCGTTCCGCTCGTCTCCTGTTTGCGTCCAGAGTTCAGAGGTGTCATACTTTTGATTCATATAACCGTCCACTTCAGCAATTGCGCGAGCAATATTTTGCTCGATATAGGTCGGGTCTTGGCGGCTGACGTTTTGCAAAATATCAGCGTAAACGCCCTGGCTTAAATCTTTTTCTTCAATGAACATAATTAGTAATGTGATGGCCGCCTATTCGAACCCATAATAGGTTTTTCGTGCGGATTGGCAGTTGATGAAATATGTTGAGATAGTTTTGATATCGCCCCCTGGTCAGCATCCGGGGCGTCATCATGTGAATTGTAGCCCGGCTCTATCCCCTTGGTTTGCTCCTCACCCTGTGAATGATCATTCGATGAATATTCCTTTTCATTGTATATCATTCGGCCCTGCTGGTATAGCGGTAAAAGTTCGCTGACAATCCGGTCATATTTTTTACCCTTCTTTGAGTCGTCTTTGATCATGCCAATATCAAAACCAAAATCAGCTCTGATTTCGTCGTAAGTGTCTTGAAGCGTTTTGTTCCAAAATTGTGATTCATACCAAAAAGGAATCCATACCCTAGGATTAAGCATTTTAAAATAGAACATCCACCTTATGGCCTCATCCATTGTGGATTGACGGACAAATGATTTGATCAGGTAGTATTTCTTGCCCTTCTTCCCCCAAATCCTCACTGCGTTATAATCATTATTACCGGAGTACGCCACGTCCCAATAGCCCACAATAGCATCATAATGATCTATTCGCGGGATTTTTTCATACCTGAAGTATTCATTTTTGAAAAGCTTACCCTCAGTGTGTGGATCTTGATTAAACTCCGCTTTACAGGCCAGTATCCCCAGTTCTTCCTCCATATCACGCCAGTATTGAGGCGTGTATTTTTGGTGCCACCGAGGATTGTAATCATGGTCATAAGCTTTGATGTGATGCACCCACCATTTCGGGTGTTTCTTCTGCAATACCGTTTGCACCATGCGCGGTGCATAACGGTTGTTTGCCCAAATGAACCTCCGGATAGGGCCGTCCATTGTGGGGATCAAATCCCGCTCCACCCATTGCGCCAGCTCGTCCTGACGTTTAGGATTTTTTACAAGTTCTCTGGTCTCGTTATCATCCCCCACGCAGTAATCCGGCCTTTGTGCTCCTTTTCGCAGTCCCCGCACGGACTGTCCAGCGCCCAGAGCTTTTGCCATAAAGCCGCCTTTTGTCTTAAAATCTCCTGACTCCCATTGCCCTAGGTTCTTTTGTGGCCCAAAGTCCGTGATAATCTTCTGATTTGATTCGAACTCGGCCTTAAGGTCGTCCAATAGTTGAGCCGCCTTGTCAAAGCTATTACCTATCAGCACCATATAATGGCATTGGTCATTAATCCAAAGCCAAAAGGGTAGAAAAATATTTACATGCACTGATTTGGCGTGCCCTCTTGGCCATTCAGCAAAAGCCTTAATAGTGGGATTTCTTTTGATCTTACGGGCAAATTCAATATGAAAGTCTGCGCTTTCACAAGTTGCGTAATGACTGAAATAAGTTTCAATCATAAACTTATAGTCTTTCTTTGCCCGTGCGATACGCGCCTCCTTTTGCTCTGGGGAATCCATCCCCCGCCTTTGGAGTTTTGGTATATCCAGTCACATTTTGCCTGATAGTCTTTGAGTGCCTGTTTATCCTTTACGGTGATTTTTGCCATACTACAATGCGGCTTTATGTTTTTCCTCCAGGAACCCACGAAACAACTTTGAATACTCCAGCGCCTTATCGGGCTTATTCTCAATAATCCACTCGGTCAGCTCGTCGAAAACTTCGCAATACACATGCAATGGATTCGACTCCAGGAACTCAATTTCTTTACGCAGGGCCGACTTTGCGTCTGACAATACTTTATCCGGCACGCCGCCCATTTCCTCAATTTTTTGATTCACCGCTTTAAGCTGCGAAAAGGCATCTTGCAGAAGCTGTTGACGGGTCACGGTCTGCGCTTCCTTCAAACTATCCCAGTCCTCTTTTGTGATCCAGGCCCGTAAGGTCTTTTCCGTCACATTTACAAGTGAAGCTATTTCTTTTCTATTGATCCGGCCTTTAGTATACAGGTTGCGAGCCTGCTCTTTTTTTGCATCAAATTTACCCATGAGTGATACTTTTTTATAGACAAAAATATGCTTTTTACTGTCTACAAAAACTAGTCTATTCACGTTGAGATGTGATTTATTGACAATTTGAACAGGGGTGTTGGCGACGTCAAAAGATACTTTTCGAAGTAAAAAATTAGCCCAATATTGCATCATCAAAAAAGGAAAAATGACAAAAAAAAGTAAGCGTTTTGTATTACATGATCAATCAAAGAACAGTTACGGACTGATTCTTCAGACCTCCGGCGGTGATCTGACTCAATTCAAAAAGAATCCGGTTATGCTGCATGAGCATAACGGTTGGATGATGCCTATTGGGCACTGGGATGACATTCAGGTGGAAGGTGAAAAAATTACCGCGGTGCCTGTATTTGACCTTAAGGATGAATTTGCAAAGGTGATTGCTCAAAAGGTGGAAGACGGGCATATCCGCATGGCATCCATGGGAGTGCTACCGCTGGAGGTGGACGGTGATGTGGTTACAAAATGGGAAGTCCGCGAAGCCTCCATTGTTACCTTTGGTAGCAATAAAAATGCGCTTCGCCTTATGGATGCCAATGGCGAGCTTTTAACGCTTTCCGCAGTCAAAAATTTAAAGCCTTCGGGTAAATCTAATAATCAAAAAAATAGCATGGAATTTAAAGAAACCATTGCAACGGCCATCAACTTGTCTGCAAGTTCAGAGCCAGCTCAGGTTTTGGCTAAAGTGCTGGAGCTTTCGCAAGAAAACATTAGCCTGAAGGCCGAAAATGCGCGACTCAAAGAGGAAAAAGAGGCCGCTCAAAAATCCGCTGAAACAAAGGAGAAGGAAGAAATTTTGCTTTCTGCGGTGACCAGCAAAAAAATCACGGTTGAGCAAAAGAAGATCTACGAAAAGCTGGAGCTCTCCGAGGTCAAAACTTTGGTAGGTGATTTGAAAAAGCCGCTTAACCTTAGTGAGTTCCCCGAGCCAGGGGGTGAGGAAGTTCAGCTTCCTAAACAGCTTGAAGGCATGACCTTTTCTGAGATTTCAAGAAAGAATCCTCAAGCATTAGAACAGTTGAAGCTTTCCAATAAGGAGGCTTATAAGAAGCTATTCAAGGATCAGTATGGCAAAGAGCCGACTAACTTTTAATCCCTTTTAAAAATCATTTAAATGGCTTTAGAAAAAGAAATTTGGCAAAATGATATCGTTGACCATCTTTGGAAAGAGAATGATTTCATGTCAACGGTAACAGCAGAGGATGAATATGTCCTACAAGGAAAAGTAGTCCATATCCCACAGGCGGGGCCACCTTCCAATGTTGAGAAAAACAGAACGACAGTACCCGCTACCCCGGCTCAAAGGCCAGATAGTGAAGTATTGTATTCTCTTAATGAGTTTACAACTGACCCACGTTTGATCCGGGATGCGGAAAAGGTAGAACTTTCCTACAACAAGCGCGATAGTATCATTGGTGATGACAAACAAAAGATTGCGGAGGAAGTAGCGGAAGATTTAATTGATGTTTGGGCAAGAGGTTTAACTACTGATCATATCATTACAGAATCTGACATTGCCCGGGCATCTTTGCAGAAAATGCAGACCATGTTTAATACTCATAATGTACCCCTACAGGATCGTTATGCATTGGTTCCGGCACAAATCATTCCATTATTATTTCCGGATACGGAAGTAACCGCCTTGCTCTCAATGATGCGCTCCAACGATGAACGACTGAATTCTATGTTTGACAACCTTTACGGTTTCAAAATTAAGATGCGTTCTTCTGTGCTGACTTTTGATGCTGGCGGAGCATTAAAACCTCCAGGATCAGCTGGGGCGGAAGATGACACAGAGGGCGTCCTTTGCTATCAAAAAAGATCACTGGCTAAAGCCGTGGGTGAGGTTAAAATGTTTGACAACCCAAATCAGGCCACCTATTATGGTGATATCGTTTCCTTTCTCCTTCGTGCTGGTGGACGTCGTCGCCGGGAAGATGATAAAGGAGTGGGTATCCTAAAAGTATAAATCGGATGAATAACTTTGAATCTTCAGTCTCCGGACTGTCCGCCTCTGTTTTAGCCATGTTCTTTAAAGTGGTTTCGGTTGGTGACCTTTTCACCGCATTCCTTTGTGGACTCTGTGGCGCAGCCGGAGGCTGGATTTTCAAAATTGGTATAGACAAAATCATAAAGTACCGTGAAAAGAATTCTTGATATTATCAAGCATTGGGGTGAGTACATTCCCTTTTTGCTTGCCGTGGTTTTCTGGTGGTTATCCAGATACGTGACCACTTGGTTAGATCCCACCGCAGCGGTGGACGATGCCGGGCTCCTACAGGCTTTCCTTTTTAAGGCCATGTGCTACTTCGGGGCAGTGTCATTTACCTGGATCGCATTACGTCTTGTCTTCCCGCGTGTCTTGCGCTATATGGATGAAGATTTTGGACGGCCCTTTGATAAGCCATTTCATGAGGACGGGATTTCCGAGTATGATCCCAGGCTCTGGCTATCGATCTGCATGCTCGGCCTTTATTTAATTTCAGCAGCTATAATTTTTGCATAAATGAAACAGTTATTTTTATTACTCATCATGTCCCTGTATACCCTCTCTGGTATTGGGCAGGGACGCACAGAACAGAAGATCCGTGATGAGCTGGATTCTACTTTCCTTTCACAGGTAGGCGTTCGGGAAGCCACAGGCAAAAACGATGGCCCGGAGGTGGAAATGTATCTGGCATCTTGCGGACTTGGTAAAGGTTATGCCTGGTGCGGGGCTAAGATGAATTGGGGTTTTCTGGAGAATGATTTAGTACCTCCTCGATCAGCCGCATGGTCGCCGTCCTGGTTTCCAAGTAACAAGGTGATCTATAAGAAGGGTAAGTCACTAACGGGTAAGCCTCCGCAAAAGTCCGATGTCATGGGGATCTACTTTGCATCCAAGAAAAGGATTGCCCATGTGGGGCATGTACATCGTTGGCCTCCTAATAGTGACTATGCCACGACCATTGAAGGCAATACGAACGGAGCAGGTTCACGAGAAGGTGATGGAGTATATAAGAAACGAAGACTCAAACGGCAGCTTTGGATTGCCGATTGGGTCAGTGCACAAAGTGGTTAATGTTGGGTTTGGTAAAGCCGTGGCGATTCGTCGCCGCGGTACTTCTCGGGTTTGCCCTGGGCTTTGCTTCCGGGGTGACTGTTGGCATCAAGCTGGTAGATAAGCCGCAGACGGTCAACAATATTAAAATGAAGCGTAACATCTTTCAACGAATATTTTCAGATGAACGATAAGCAAAAAAAATACTTTGAGGCTCACCCGACGGTGAAAAAGTTCTATTTCACTTCAGACGGCATGGCTTTTCAGCGAGAGAATCCCGCGATTCAACACCAAAAGAATATTGACAAAAAGAAAGAGATTCAAACGGTGAAGCGTCCGCAGGAGGCGAAAGGATTAACCGCCGCGCAAAAGGGTCAGCAAACCAAGCTCACTAAAAAGCTGGAGGAACTTCGCGCCTCCTTGCTCGATGCTCCGGGGCAGCAGGAGCGCGATGCAATCCAGGAGCAGATTAATGAAACCGAGCAGAAGCTCGAAAACTTACAGTAGGTATGGGTATCCCAAACGTTTCTTTTGAACTGCTTAAAGGGCAGCTGGGTGGAACAATTAACCTGGACGATGGTATTGCGGGATTAATTGTTTCCGGAACAGCGACGCCTGATATTGCCCTATCGGAGCCGAAGGTAATTTTCTCTTATGAAGATGCTCTTGACCTGGAGCTTTCTGGCTTTGCCCTGCGTGAAATTCAGGAGTTTTATCAATTCGCTGGGGCCGGGCAAGAGCTATGGATTATGCTGGTTGCGGATGATACCTTAATTTCCGAGATCTGCGATATTACTAATCCACTTGCGAAAAAATTGTTGGATGCCAGCGCTGGCCGCATCAAAGTATGGGGCGTTAATGTGGAGCTTACCAGCTCATACTCCCCTTCAATTCCTTCGGCCGAAGGCATCGACGCTGATGTGTTGGCCGCCTTGCCACTTGCTCAGGCGCTGTGCGAAGACTTTGCGGGGCGTCACCACCCCACGCGTTGCGTTATGGGGGGTAGAATGTTCGATGCAGGTAAAATCGCAGAACTGAGAGACTTAAAACAAGGATCTGACAACCGCGTCCAAATCACGCTGTTGGGTCGTAGCCTGGAGGAGCTGGATTCCGACCCAACGAACCATGAAGGTAAAGAAGCACGCGTGGGTTTCTTGCTCGGTTTATACTCCAGTCTTTCGGTTCAAAGAAACATTGGGCGTGTTGCTAATGGAGACCTCGGTTTGACGGAGGCTTTCTATTCCGACGGGGAGACCACCGCAGAGGAGCTGATGAATGCGGCCGATACCATACACGATAAGGGTTATGTCCTGCCTATTGTCCGCTATGGAAAGAACGGCTACTTCTATGCTGATGATCCAACGGCGACCGCTGATACGGATGATTTCAATTCATTCGCTCGTGGTCGGGTGATCGACAAGGCGCAGCGTATCGCCTACAATGTGTTTTGTGATTTTGTCAATGACGACTATTCCGTTGACGCCTCCGGGCAGATTGGTATCGGAGAGCTGAAGCGCCTCCAGGGCGGCATTGACGATGCAGTGAATCAACAAATGACCGCGGCCGGGGAAATCTCCGCCTTCCAGTCATTTGTAGATCCGGCGCAGGACACATTGGCCACCGGGCAAACCAAAGTGAAATTGATGGTGCAACCAAGGGCCTACCACAAGCAAATTGTGATTGAGCTGGGCTTTTCAAAAACGATTGAATAATGTCATTTTCAACGAAAACCGGACAATTCAGCTGGAAAGATCTTAACGTGATCATGGACGGCCGCCCTATGCTCGGCGCTACTGATGTCGAGTACGGCACTGAGTTGGCCCTTGAAGCTATTTTTGGGGCGGGTAATACTGCACAATACATCGGTGAAGGTAATGAAGCCACGGCCGGAGCTTTGGAGATGCTTCAGGCTGACTATGAAGCCATGACCGAGGAAGCTAAAAAGCGGGGCCATAATTCCATCGCGGGTATGGAGGTGGATTTATTGATTACCTACATTCCTAAAAGTACTGACCCTGCCACAGTGGTCATGAAAACCATTGTTGACCGCGTTGTGGGTGCGAAATTCAGCGGACAGGTCAAAAAACTTACGCAAGGCGATACGCATATGAAAGTCTCATTGCCTTTTCTTGCCCTGCGTGTAGAGCATCAAATTTAATTTAACCAAACCCATATTTAACATGTCTGAGAAAAAAGAAGCACTTAAATTCCCTGCGAAGTATGCGAAGCAGGTAGAAGCCTGGAAGAAAGAGCACGGCCGAATCAAGTATTACGAGTTTGAGGGTCTGGCACTATTTTTCAAATTACCTAACCGTCAGCAACTTTCAGCAGCGGAGGGTATAGCCACAAATGAAGACGGTAGCATGGATCTGACTAAAAAAGCAGACCAGCTAATAAGTGACTGCTTTATAGGAGGTGATTTGACAGTTGATCAAATCAATGATGATATTGAAGTGTATGTGTCAATTGTATCATTCTGTAACAGCAAACTAGTCGAGGCAAAAAAGGCTACCTGGGGGAGCTGCTAGAGCAGTCACAAAAAACGGTCAATACCGGAAGTGTAGGATATATCAATACCCTTCTCCAATATTATAATGTTTGTCCCAATCCTGAGAAATTAACAGATCAGGAGTGGGCTTATAAATTCGCGATGCTGGATCATATCCGGCAGCAGGAAAAATCAGATAATGAGTTCAACAACGCTGCATACAATACAGGTCGAGACAAACGGTAATGAGGTTTTACCGCGCCTGACCCAAAACGCTAAAGCGGCTGATCATTCTCTGACGAAATTTTCTAAAGATGCTAACGGCCGTTTACGTGATGTGAACGGCCGTTTTGTTAAGACGAAGGAATCTTCCGATAAAGCCACAAACTCTCTTGTCCGCTTCGGTAAAAGTGGAACGTCGAGTCTCCGCAGGGTGGAGCAACAAGCCACTTCTCTGACTTCAAAATTCAAAAGCCTTGTTGCTGGGCTCGGCTTAACGGTCACTACAGGGGCCGCGTTGGGCGGTATTGTTGGTATTGGTGCTGGGTTTGAAAAGTCCATGTCCAATGTGCAAGCATTGTCAGGGGCTACCACCGAGCAAATGATTGAGCTCCGCCAGGCATCGCGTGATGCCGGAGCAAGCACCGCCTTTTCAGCCAGAGAATCAGCGGACGCCCTGGGCTTTTTATCCCTTGCGGGCTTTGATGCTAATCAACAGATTGCGGCTTTACCCGCCACGCTCGATCTGGCCGCAGCCGCAAGTTTGGATCTTTCCACCTCGGCCGACATTGCTACTAACATACTTTCCCAGTTCCGGATGACCGCCGCCCAAACGGGTACGGTGGTGGATCAGGCGGCCTTCCTCCAGGCGAACTTTAATACGAATGTGCAGGAAGGTGCCGAGGCGATGAAGTACTTCGGCCCGACTGCGGCGGCTATGAAGGTTTCGCTCTCCGAGAGTGGGGCCACCATTGGACTTATGGCTAATGCGGGTTTAAAGGGTACGGTAGCTACGCGTGCCCTGGGCACGGGAATGGTGCGGCTTGCCAAGCCTACTAAGGCGATGTCCGACACCATGAAGCAGCTTAACCTGAATTTCCACGATACCAATGGTGAGTTTGTGGGTATGGCAAACATGGTGGAGCAGCTGGAGACAAGTTTTAGCGGGCTGACCACAAAGCAACAACAAGCGGCGCTTTCTACCATTTTCGGCAATGAGGCGATACAGGAAATGAATATCCTGCTGGCTGCTGGTTCCGACCAGATCCGGTACTGGACACAGGAGTTGGAGAACGCCGAGGGCACGGCGGCAAAAATCGCTGCCACGAAGCTGGACAACCTAGCGGGCGACTTTGTTACCCTCCGCTCGGCCTCGGAGGAAATCACTTTGCAGCTGTACGATCATTTACAGCCGACACTCCGACTTATCACGCAGGAGGCTACTTTGTTTGTCCGCTCGTTGGATACGCGTGAAATCGGTAACTACTTATCCCAGACGATTAAGGGCATCCGTACTGGCATGGTGTTTTTGATGAAGCACCGCAAAGAAATTGTGTTGCTCGGCAAAGCAATGCTGGTTATGAAAGCCAGTACGATTGGCTATAATGTGGCCCTGAAGGCTCAGACAGCACTCACGGTGGCGCACCGGGCAGCTGTGATCGCGCATACCATCGCCACACGTGGTGCAGCAGTGGCGACTAGGGCATTTAACTTGACGCTTTCAGCTTCTCCTTTCGGAATTGTGCTGGCGGGTCTTGCGGCCATCACCACGGCCATGATTCTTTTCAGAGACAAGAGCCAGGAGGCGACCACGGCACAGTCCAAGCTCAACGACACGATGGAGGCCACCAAGCTGATTGACAGCTCAGTGGAGATGATGCGCAAGGACAATGAGCTTGACCTGTTCAAGCTTCAGAACCGGGACATTAACGAGCAGCAGGCCCAGTCCATCTTTCGCAATGCGCTGAGCCGTCGCGGCCAGCTGGAGAATGAACTGGATAAGGTGGCGCTACAGACCAGGGCCCACCGCGAGGCGGCAACCGATGAGCGGGCCCGTCTGGTATCCGAGCGAGACCAATTACGTGAGCGGGTAGAGAACCCGCAATTCACCGCAGGAGGTGGAGCTGGAGATGCTATTGCTAATAGCTTAGTAAATCGCCAATATCGCAGAAAACAGCAAGAACTCATCACTTTCGACAAGCAGACGGCTGCTTTTGGTCGTGAGCAAGAGCAGGGCATCCGCGCAGCGCTGGAGCAGGTGAATAGCATCATCACGCAGACCCGAAACATGGGAGCTTCAGAGGGGGGATTACTCACCCCTGGCCCAACAACGGGCGGGGCTGTTGATCCGGCCGCCAGCCGCATGGCGGAGAGCGTTGTTAGCGGTGGAGCAAGGCAGACAGTTATTAATATTGATATAGAAAAATTTCAGGATTACATCAACTTCAATATTGAAGGAGAGGTGGAAGAAATCCGCGAAAGCATGGACGAGCTGGTGGAAGAGGTGACCGAGCGATTTTTAAGGGTAGTCAATAGCGCCAATCAATTAGCACGAAATTAATACACACTGATGGAATTTGATATAAAAAACATATACGAATCACTGGCAAGTTATAAGGGCCTTCCGTTCCCTTTGAGCCTCGGCCAGATCCCTGCCTATCGAAAGAAGCAGTGGGTTGACCGTGGTGATATTCTGGACGGTGTTTTCTCTCAAAACGAGGGCGTGAAGTTTGGGGAGGCGGAAGTGTGGGACTTGTTTGGTCAGCCGATTATTTGCCCTATCCAGCTGGATGGGATCTACCTAGGCAGTGGTGAGTCGGGTCATATCAACCTTCAGCCGATGATGGTGATTGACGCCAAGAAGCGGATGACCAAGAGCTATATCCCAGGAGGTGACCACCGTGGGTCAGTGAAGGAATTTATTGCCGTGGATGATTACAAAATCAAGATTACGGGCATACTGCTTAACCATCGAGACCGTGGGCAGTACCCGCATTCGGAGGCTAGCATCCTGCGGAGCATTTGGAAAAAGAATACGGCACTGGACTTTTCATGCGTGATCACCAATGAGCTGTTTCAATATGTGGTAATAGAGAAGCTAAAATTTAAGGAGCTGTCAATGGCCCCTGGTTATCAGCGTTACGAGATTGAGCTGGTAAGTGATATCCCTAACGAAGTTGAATTACTGTCTGGAGAATAATGTTAACACCAAAAGTAAATATCAAGATTGCAGGACGCTACCTTTTCAAGGGCTGCAAGAGCTTTCGTGTGCTGAAGGATTTGGACAATCTTTCTGCTACTGGAGAGCTGAGGTTTCCGGTCATGATGACGCTTTTGGGTCAGCGCATGCGGATTGATGATACGATCCGCACGGGCGATGAAATCACGATTGAAGCGGGTTACCTGGAGGAAGAAATCCGAGAGATTTTTCAAGGATATATCACCAATATTGACACGGGCACGGAGGTAAGGGTACGGGTAGAAGATGCAGTGTACCAGCTCCGGAAACGGGCGATTGTGATCAATGAAAAGAACACGACCGTCAAGCAGATTGCCGCTAAATTGATTGAAGGAACGGCCTTAAAAGTGTCTTCAAACACTATTGAAGCAGGCATTGATAAAATGACTTTTAAGGGCAATGCGGCAGGGGCGCTGGCGAAGCTGCGGGAGACTTTCAATTTTACGGTCTCAATGGATCATAATGAGCTATATATTGGAGGTATTGGCTTGAATCCTAAAGCTCAGGTTCCGGCAATTTTTGGAAGAAACATTTTGAAGAACAACGTGGCTTACCAGTATGCTGACGCTAACCCGGTTCAGATTACGGTTGTGGGTAAGAAGCCGGACGGTACTGAGGTGAAAATTATAAAGGGCATGGAAGGAGGAATGGCCATGACTTTCTTCCGATACAATGTGACTGACACAAAGGTACTGGAGAACATTGCAGACCAAGAGCTGAAGCGGTATTACTATGATGGTTTTGAAGGCAGTTTGAAGATGTTTTTTATACCATTTGCAGAGGCTGGCGGTTCGGTGAGTTATCAAAATTTGAATTATCAGCAAGAGGTGGAAGGTAAGTATTTCATTCGCGCGGTGAATTACTCCTTTTCTCCTGCTGATGGATTGCGACAGGATCTTAAACTAGGATTTAAGCTTTAAGTGATATGAACGAAAAACGAATATTAGACGGGCTTAGTAACCTGGTGAAATCAGTATCTGAGGAATCATTTATTGGTATCGTGAAGCAGGTAGATGAAAAGGAGATGGTCGCACAGGTGGAATATGATGAGCTACTTTTTGATGTGCAGCTTCGCGCGGTGGCTGATAGTGATCAGAGCTGTTTTGTTCAGGTTCCGGCGATTGGTAGTTATGTGGTCGCAGCTCCAGTGGGTCATGACAAAGAGCGTTGTGTTTTACTTATTGCTTCGGTGGTGGAAAAGGTGATCTACCAGGGCAAGAAGACTTCACTTATTATTGATGATGTGGAAGAAAAGATCATTTTCAATAATGCTGATAAGGGCTCCTTCATGACGGACATTAACGAGCTGGTGGATAAGCTTAATACTATTGAGCGGGATATTAACAGTTTGAAGACAGCTTTTTCCAATTGGGTGACCGCTCCGAATGATGGAGGTGCAGCACTAAAAGCAATCACAGCCAGCTGGGCGGGGCAACAGCTAACCCCTACGAAAGTGGATGATATTTCTGACGAAAGCATTGAACATTAATAATTTATGATATGGCAAACGATATTAAAAATATCAATGGAGACCTTGACTTTTCCGGTGGTGATGTGTCTTGGGGAGAGTCCACGCGGGCACTTACTCAAAAGATTATTAGTGTCAGAAAAGGTAGTTTGAAGCATGCTCCTGGTTTGGGTGTAGGTATTGAGGATTATCTGAATGATGATGATTCAGCAAAGATATTGAATTCTATCAATCAGGAACTTACTAGTGATGGAATGACGGTGAAATCATTAAGTATAGAGAACTCAAAAATCAGTATAGATGCAGACTATTAAAACGGTCAGGGGACAATCAATTTTTGATTTAGCTATTCAGGAATATGGCAATATTGAAGCTGCATTTATGATTATCGAGGATAATAATTTATATACCATTGACGTGGCTGACTCACTTCCTGAAGGCATGGAGGTGAAAATTCGGGAGACGGATGATACTATACGACAAAATGTATTGAAAAAGCTAGATGGTGAAAAAGTAATAAGCGAATAAGGCATAAGGTTATGGCTAGAGAAATCACTGAAATACAGCAAGAATTGGAGCAGAACATCAATGATGTTTTTGAAACTCCTTCGCAATCTGATGCAGCGGATTGGAAACTTTGGAGCTATATATGGGCGCATGCTATTTGGGCTTTTGAGAACATCATGCAAATTTTTCAAAATGACGTTGATATGATAATCAATACAAAAAGATATGGCACGCTGGCATGGTATTATGATCGCATAATGGAGTTTCAAGGCGCTGATGATGGAGCAGGGTTTGAGGGCGATAAATTAATTGTTGACGAGCATGGCCGGATAGTCTTTGAAGTTCAGGACGAGACGCGGAGAATCATCTCGCGTGCATCAGTTCAGGAAATCAGCGGAGGTATTGCGGTGAAGCTCGCCAAAATGGTGGACGATGAGCTGGAGCAGTTGAGCCCGCAGGAGCTGAACGCTTTTGAGCAATACCTGAGAAACGTAAAGTATCCTGGTACGGCGGTAAACTTAATATCCTTGTCGGCAGATATTATCCGCTATGACCTGAATATATATTATGATCCGCATTATTCAGCCGTAACTGTTCAGCAAAATATTGAAGCTGCGATTGAGCAGTACCGCTGGGTGGTGGGCTTCGATGCCCGATTTTATAAACAGCAATTTGCTGAGTATTTAATGCGGGTTGAAGGGCTGATTTCTATGCGGTTTAATGGCCTGTTTGTTCAGACTACAACCTCGGACTGGACGGCCATAGATGTATACCACGAGCTGGAAAGTGGCTATTTCAATTACCAGCCGCAAGAGGGAGATAATCACTCCAGTATTACAATGATTAACGCTTCAGACTTATAAATATGAAAAGACAAACACAAGACGTTGGTATAAAGAAATGGTGGGGTGACTATTTCGTAGATATGCAAGATCAGATCTATACCGTACTTGATCGGCTTTTTTCGCAGTATGGTAATTGTGTCATTGAAGGCTGTGAAACGACAGGAACAGCGGGGAATTGGTCAATCTCTGAAGGTTTGGTGGGTATCATCCATGCCGACGGTTTCCGCGTGGGCCGCCTGGAGGCTCAAAGTGTAACGGGACTTACCGAGGTACACTTTGAGATGGAAAAGATCACGCACGATGGTGAGTACAAGGATGGAGGAATCCGACCAATTGCTTTTGAATATAAAGCGAATAGAGTTCTGAATGCATCGGCCAACACTTTAACCATTAAGCTGGACGGTTCGCATAATATTTATCAGGATCTAGTGCAAAAGAAAGCTTACGAGCTAGCAGAGTCTAGAGAGCCAAAAATTGAAACGAAGTATAGCGGCTTCAACCTTCCAAAATCCGATTCGATTGATTCAAAAGATTCCAATGAGCTTGCGACCTCAAAGGCTGTTGGCGATTTAAACGAGGTTAAAGAGCCGAAAATTGAAACGAAGGAAAGCGGCTTCAATCTTCCAAAATCTGATTCGGTTGATTCAAATGAGAGCAGCCAATTAGCCACCTCAAAGGCTGTAAAAGCGGCTTATGATAAGATCTACTATAAATCAGAGAAGCTTAAACTAAATAGTACAGTTCAGCCAGACACATATATTACAATAGACCTTGAAAGAATTGGGCGAGTGGTTCATTGTAGAGTGATAGGTAATGAGTCTAAGGGTTTATTTGGTAACATAGTGTATTCCGGTCTCCCTGTAGGGTACCGCCCTTCCCGATATCAGCGGGTCCGGGGGTACTTGCCTAATGCTTCTGGTTGGGGTTACGACGCGTCAACCAGTGCTCCAATGTCTATCTGGCCTGATGGACATATTGATGGGGGGTGGGCTGATGGTGACACATTCCCAAAAGAAGGAGATTTCATGGTCACTTGGATGGTTTAAAAAAACAGCTTGCTACAATCATATAAAGAAATATTCCTTATGCTCGGATTCGACATATTAAGATTTGTGAAAAGGAAAATTCCTTTTTCAATTCGACTACCTAACCGGGTAGTGTATTTATCGTGGCCCTTCCGCTCCTTGTTGACAACCTGGAACAACTTTTTGCCGTGGCGTTCAAATGCACTGTGGCGTGCCAATATCACTGGTCAGACACTCGCTTTAGAATCTAATTTGAATCGTCACGTATCTGGCAGCCAGAACAGTATCTATATAATTGAAGGCTCCCCGCTCTCCAGATGGATATCATTAATTAGCGAACAGGCGGATGTGTTTGAGCCAGGGCTATTACCGGATGAGGAACCGGAAGAAATTGGCCTAAGCACTGAAAATAGTGGCTCACTTGGTGTGAGCTTCCGCGTGATGGCTCCTTCTACGGCCGATGTGCTCGAAATTCAAAACATTGTTGAAACGTTTCGAATAGTCGGAAAGACTTATGACATAGTCACCTTTGTGCCAGGCGCTGGAATAGTAACGAGCTCAGGTCACATACTTATTGATCATAATCAAAACAGAATTACCTATGGCTGATGCAAAAAGAATATATGAGTTAGAGGATGAGGAATTTAGCCCTCACTCTAATGACTATGCAATGATTGACCGGGTGGGTACTACGACCCGGAAGGTGAAAGTAGAAAACCTTGCTGCTACAAAGAATCTAAGTAATGTCCCTGTAAGTGATTTTCGAAACAAAGCCACCAATGCAGGCGTTGGAGTCACCGCGCAGGATCATACTTTCAATATCGACGTTGGAGCTATCAAGGCGGGTGATACAGTACCTTCTGGACTATCATTTGACGATTGGGTCGCACTGGTCGGCACGGAGATTTTCCCACCTGTTGCGGCCATTTCTGGCGGCGGAGTGCATGAGTATACCGGAGCTGCTACGGTTCCTATTACCCTGAATTGGAGCGTAACAAAAGGAAGTCTTAATATCACTAACATCCTTGTTGCAGGTGAGAGCATCCCACCAACTGGCGGCAATCAATCCGGAACAAAGCCCGTTAATGCTCCGGCTAATACTTCAACAAGCTACAGCATCACAGTGACGGACGAGCAGGGACAGCAGGACACGAAAAGCACAACGGTAAGCTTCCGCCACCGCCGCTTCTTTTTCGCTGACTCAGATGACCTACAAGCTATGTCTGACACGGAGATTAGTAACCGGATGAATGCTTCCCACCTTTCACGCTCGGAACTTGCCACAAACCGCCTGAAAAGCTACTCACAGCCCTGCGCAGATGAGTACTTTTACTATGCCTACCCAGCAGCATGGGCAAAAGCCACCTTCCGCGTGAACGGCCTCATTAACAATGCAGTGATCGAAAAGGAATTCCAGTACACTAACCAAAACGGGCATACTGAGACTTACTATTTGTATCGCTCATTCGGAAAAAATTCTTCTACTCTTTCAATTGAAGTTATTTAATATGGATCACGTAAATGACCCCGCCGGAACCGTTGTAGCCGATGCTTTAGCGAGTCCGGGTAAAGGCACAAACTATTCACACAAGCAAATAGGTGGATATTATATCGTTCCAACCGTAGAAATCCGTGACCAAATCCCTGCGGGTGAAAGCTTAAACCCCGACGGCTGGAGCTGTGGACAGCGCGAAAATGGAATGTTGTGCGGCGTAGGACTTGGCAGGGATGCGGTAACTTACCAGTTGGAGGTCGAGAACTGGGATTCTTTAACAGATGCTCAGAAGGTTGCCGAGCTAGCGAATAATGATAATTGGAAGATTCACGACAACGATATAAGCTTTTTCACGCAAGACGTTAAGCCAGATGATGGCCTTGATTACACAGTGATCGACCTAAAAAAAGCCAAATATCAATTTTTGAACATATACCGTGACACTAAAATCATGTTCATTAATACGGAGTATTATAGCGAATATCGTATTGGTATTTTCGTATTCGGATCATTTAATGTGAATTTCCCCGGATTCGACAAATTCCTGAACGGCCAGGGCACAGCGGAAAAACCAGACTTAGCTTATCTTTCCATTGCTAATATTGAAGTTGGGCCGATATTGGTTGATTGGGTTCCGACTGATCTACAACGGTATACGCCATGGGTTCCGGCGGGGTTTGATCCAACGAAACACGGATTACCCGCAGATTGGACGCCTTTTACCCCTACTACTTAA